TTTTGCTACTAGGCCACGAACATAAGCAGTCGCATACGCTGTAGCTGCATCTATAAAGTCGTCTCCCTCTCCTGTTACTGGTAGACTATTTACCGTAACGTCTCTGTCTGTAAATTCCCCGTCTGGGAAAGCTATGTTTATTGTAACGTCTTTTTCCAAAACGCTAACTAATCCGATTATTACGTCCATATATTTATATTTAATTTATTAACGATAAGATACTACAATGATTGTAGCTGCTGCTGTTACGATTGTTAGGCCTGTTGCGAATGAACAGTCTTTCTTTAGAACAAAAGTTCCAGTTAATGTTGGTGGCGTTACTGTTGGTACGATTTCTGTACCACTTCCCGCTGTGTTGTCATACACTGTGATAGCTCCTAAAGTTCCTCCAATAACCCTAATTTCTTTAATGTGTCCAGATTCAGCTTTAATTGTAGTTGTTGTAGCTGTTTCAATAGCTGCATAAGAGTAGTCGTCTGGATATACTCTTGTCACGTCATTTGTTGCGTCCAATGCTTTGCGTCCGATACTTTCATTAACCGCTTCTTGTGTTGTTATTAATGCCATATATTTTTTTATATTAATTAATTATTTTAATCTGCCAGTAGCTCTGCCTAGAACATTGGCTTCATATTTACTCCTGTTATTATAAAACTTCGCCATATCTATTTCCATTTCCTGAATATCTCTTTTGGTCTGTTCTGGATCACCAACTCTTTTATATTTCTCCCACCAGTACGTAGGTTTTAATACTAAATACTCATGAAACAATGTGTTGAATCCTGGTCTCTTTGTTGTGTCTGCGCTAACAAACTCAAGCTGAACACGATTAAATAGCACTTCTAAGCCACCAGTACTATTATATCCAGGGACAGCATCTAAAAAGATTTGTGTTCCTTCAATAAAGTATGTAGTCGGTGTGCCAGTAACAGTTTCTCTTTCTTGCCTTGGTGTTCCAAAGCTTTTCCTAGAACGATATTTTAATTGGAGCCAATTACCGCTCTCATCTTTAATATTAACTCCTTTGATTTCTAACCAATCTTGTTTGGCTGCAGGGGCTGAATCAATTATTTTATAATCAGATTGCTCAGATATTAAATTGGTTGTAGCCGCTGGAAAATTATCCATATTTGAATCATCCCACTCCCAAATGCCGTCCGCTGAAATAATGAGACTAGTTGCTCTCATTCCAGCCACGTTAATCTGTCCAGTAAATTGTTTTAAAAGAGTAGCCTCCCCAGAAATACCAGTGTCTCCCAGATTAGTGCGAAATTCTAACATTTGGATGATGCCATCTTTATTTGTAGTATCGCTAAACTGCATTTATTTTTTCTTAGATTTTTTAATTACTTTCTTTTTCTTCTTCTCTACGAAAATCTCTGCTTCACCTTGGCTAACAAGGTTCATCATCATTTTGTTTCCTGGGAATAGTGGGTTATCTCTTACTTCTATTACTTCTCCTTTTTTAAACTTTTTTACTCTGTCTGTTAAAATTTTAAATTTCATATTATTTGTTTATTAATTATTATGTCCTGTTAACATTAATGGATCAACGTATACACCAGTCTTCTCCTTTTTATCATTTCTTAGTCTCTCCTTGATGCCTTCTGGATCATTAAACATATCTTCAAAAAGATTGTGCATATCTACCTCAAACACTTCGTCATCAATAATTTCCATCTGTCCAGTATACCCAAACTCATCCATTACCCCTTGCTCCTTAATAACTTTATCAAGAACTTTCACTCCCTTGTCTTTAAGTCTTTGAACTTTGAACTGTAATTTCTTATGTCTTTTATCAGCGTCAACTAAATCTTTATGGACAACAGCTATTTTTTCATTCTCAGTTTTTTGTTGTTTAAGAATTTTTACCAGTTCTTTTGATTTGAATTTAATTTTCATAAAGTTTGCTATAAGCATCTTCCCAAAGATGCGCTTTAGTTTCTATATTATAATTATCAAGAACATATTGTTTAGCATTCCTTCCGATATCTCTTCTTAATTTCTTACTTTTAATAAGTGCTTCTATAGTATCCATCCAGGCATCGTTATTATGGATTAAGCATCCTATTTCTCCACTTGGATTTATTTCTTCGTATGGCCCGTTCTTGAAGGATTGAGCTATCACTGGTATCTCACACATTGCTGCTTCTAAGAACTTCACATTGCTCTTACATCTGTTAAAGTAATTATCTTTCCTTGGTATAAGCATTACATCTAACCTGGCTTCATTTAGCTTGGTTGGATAATCTGATATGTCGCACCACGGTTGATGCTCTATGTCTAAACTATCCCAGAAATCATAATCATCTTTAAAGGCTTCTGTTACATTAGGATTTTCTTTTCTGTGTTTCTTGTCGCCTAATCCAAACATGCAAAGTTGTACATCGTTTCTACCACTCAACTTCCTAAGCACGTCTTTAATTTTTTCATAGTCATATTCCATTGCCGTTGAACCAACTAGTCCAATCCTTACCTTGTCTGTTTCGTTTCTAAGCGGCTCTTCCCAGTCTATCGGGTCAACACAGTTTGGAAGAATTACTACATTATCACTATCTTCTCTATACTCTTTCGCCAGTGTCTCTGTTGTGGTAGTTACCAGGTCTGCCACTTTCATAAAATCTTTAATTGCTTTCTGTCTATTCTTGAGTTCCACCTCTACTGCGTCTGGTGTGAATTGACATAATGGGTGGTAACTAAGCCTAAAGGTATCATCGTTGTCCATCACTATCTTCTTCCCTTGCCCTCTCATTGCTTTAGCTAGGGCTAAGTGTTCTTTTATTTCTGGTCGATGAAAAACTATTACCTCTGCATGCCTTCCTTTGTTTCTCATTTCCTCACCAGTAAGTGCTATATCAAATCCGCAATGGTACATTGGCAACGATAGTCTCACATAACGACATCCTTTATAGTTATTAGAAATCATTAATACTTTTGGCATCATATATATTTCTTTTTCCTTGGTGGAGTTGTGTTTTCCTTAGCCTCATTAGCATATCTTTGTTCTTCCAACTCCTCCCAAGTTAATTCTAATTCATAAGTTTCTGGTACTTCCTTCATGCTACATAGTATAAGTTAAGTTAGCTGTGCCCTTCTTGATACTGTCATTTCTTAAGGCCCTTACTCCAAAGAATTCTTTTTCGGTAATTTCGTCGTGCTCTGGTAATTCGAGGTTGTGTTCTATTACCGCAGTTCTAATACCTTTAGCCTGCTCTGCTCTTTCTTGTATGATTTCTAATGTTGTTTTTTTCATATTACTGTCATTCTTGCGGGGGAGAAGAATGACCAACTCCCCACAAGCAATATAATTATAAATTATGTTGTGTTTATGCTGCTGTAGCAATCCATACACCAGAAGTATCTCTGTTTTCAATCACTCCATATCGCATGAATGCAGTAGTAATTGTAGCAAGATATTGTGGTACATAGTTAGACTGTACTCTTAATCCTGTGTTAGCGTGAACGATAGCATCTTTATGAGCTAAAACGTTTTGTGCTGAATCATCAGTTGTACCGATATTTGAACTCTCAATAACTGGTACACCATACAACATTCCAATAGCTCCTTTAAGAACTGGGTCTGCTCCATTAGTGTTTTGTAAAAGAGTAAACTTATCAATAGCCATCAAATCAGTGTAAATAGCTTTAGGGCTCAAGATAAAAGCTCTGTCTTCGCTAGGCACGTTAGCGTCAGCTAGATATTTTAGAGCTGCTAAAATATTAGAATCAGCAATGCCTGCCGCAGAAGTACCAACAACTTGTGAAAAGTTATCAAACAAAGCGATGATAGCTAATTCATAAGCCTCTGAAACTTGGTAAGCTGCATTACGTGCTTGACGATCGATATAACCGTAAGATTGTTTTACTTGATCACTGTCCATGTCTTCAATGGAAAATGAACACTCCATTTTAGTTTGAACAAGTAAAGTAATGTTTGTGTCTGTGTTAGCGTTTACAGTTACTGGTGATGCAGTAGTTTTAGCATGTGCAATCATCGCAGTAATGTTTGGTACGTAGACAGTGTCACCTCCACCAACAATATCACTAGAAAGATCAGTGAAAAATGCTGCTGTCTTCAGATTAGCTCCGTAGTAGTCATTCATTTTTTCACCCCAAATTGTAGGGATAAGATTTGCAAGAGTGGTTGTTGTCATTGTACTGGTAGGGTATGCGCCTGTAGCCATAGTGTTGTAAGAACATTGTGTTTTCTACTATGCGTTCATAGCACCAGCGAGTTTTTCTTCAGCAAAGCTTCTGTGTTCATCATCTGTCATGTTACTGACAGTTTTAGCACGTTGAGCTGGTGCTGAACCTCCTGACGCTCCAAGATTATTAGCCCTGGCTTTAGCATCAGCTTCTATCGTAGCTACTCTAGACTGTACGTATTCACCGTTGTAAGCTTCACTTAAAGTAATACCTTCAAGTTTAGCTACGTTCTCGGCAATTTTAACGCCTTCTAGACTAGCTCCTTTTCCGAAAAGTGCCATATGCTCCATAGTAGGTGCACCCTGTTCTGTATTAGTTTTATTAGAAGTTGCGCCTTCTGGCTTCTTTTCAATAGGCTCAAAAGTTGTTGGATCGATAACCCCAGCTTTCACGCTTTGGTCTCGATACTTCGCCTTTTGTTCAATAGTCTTTGAAAGATTTTTTTGGCTTTCAATTCTTTCGTTGGTTAGTTTGTCGATTTGCTCACCTTGAGTGTCGGCATCAAACCCGAAATCTTCGATTACCTTAGCCTTCACCTCTTCTGAAGTGGGCTGTTGCTTGTTGTCATCTGACATTTGTTTCTCGCTCTATGTTTCACATCTGATCCACATAGTGCAATTAAGTATAATTAGTTTAACGACATTACGGTCAATGTGTTAGTTGTCTATAAGTAATATTTCAAAAGTTGTATTTAATCCTCCACCTGACTTACTGCTTATTGCGCTCACCCTAACATCAGTCTTCTCTGGTATTCTTCCTGGGAGAGGGAAAGGCATATTTATATATCCTGTGCCTGCTGTATCTAATCCGAAAGTCTTTTTTAATTGGAAGACTAATCCGAATGGTCGCATCCATAATTTACCTTGTATATTGTAGTCTCTTAATGCTCCGATTATACTGTTTGTTCCTTGCAATAAATATCCAGTCTTGCCAGCGGGGATAGTATATAAAGCCATTAATGTCTGATTATTCCCATTGTTTATGCACCCATAATCCACAGTATCACCATCGTTTATAGCGCATACATCATCAACTAAGTCACTTGTTCCTACGTTTTTAAGTCTAAACATTCTCCATAGTGGCGTATCGAGTGTCACTGCTGTTGTCCCAGCAAGCGTTTTTGTTTGGATTACTAAATCACCGTTTATATCTAATCCCTGAACTTCAATTGGTTCTGTATCTGCTGCATCGTGAGCTACTAGCTTAGTTATCGGGGCTGTACCATCTGCAGGATAAACATAAGTTCCCCCACCGTCCCAAATATCCTCATAAGCTCCAGTCCCGATGTCATTATTTTGACCAAACTTGCTAACAATACTGTGACCGCTTATTTCTCCTTTAGCGACTCTTAAATTAAAAGGTGTTTGCGCTTCTAGCTCCATTTCCTCAATCGCTACTTTTAAGTTTCCGCCAGTTGTTGCGTCTATGTCTGTTAACTCTCCGTTTGGTTTTAATGCTTGTAATCGAGCTACAACCTCTACATCCTTATTAATACTCATCCCAGCTATATACATAGCGTCAGCTGTATAAAACTCTACTTTGACAACATTAAACTTAATTGGTGAGAAATGATAAGTGTTATTTATGTATCCAGTACTGTTTGATGAATCATCTATTGTGGCAACCACTTCCCCTCCGCCAGACATTAATGTTAGTTTTACATTGCTGAATGTGTGTCCGTTCGTACCTATGGTTATTTTGCTTGTTGTCAGCGGTCTATTAAGTTTAACTTTATACCACTTAGGATTAGTTGCCGATGTATCTTCTAGCGCTATCGTTCCCTCATAGGCATTAAATAGACTTGCTATGCTCCCTGTAAACGTACCAACATCACTTATTACAGCATCAACATCTTTTTCATAAACACTGTCTCCGTCTGTAGATAAAGGAGCTTGCACTCCTATCCTGTCACCATCTTCATCTAGTAAGAAAACACTCTTGTTGTCTCCTCCCTGTGCTATAGATGCTCCCATCTTTGATACCTGCTCATCGGAAAGCTTAACCTTCAATCTGTCTTCCTCTATTAGGTTTGGATCCAGGTCTACTGGCATTACTGCTGGGAAACTAATACTGTATTCTTTTTCCAATAACCTTTTTAAAACATCAACTGCATCTTTGTTCTCAACGGCTGTTGCTATGTCAGAAAGTATCATTGTGTAGTCCACGGATTCTGGTTGTTGTATTTTGTCTTCTATTTTTTTAAGAGCCTCTATCAATGTTTTCTTATCTTGATTAGTTTTTAACAGAGCTGTTAACTGAGACAAGTCATTCTTAACAACTACTTCTCTGTCTATTCCGTTGATCTCACTCTTTAGTGTTTCTACAATATCACCAAGCCCTGCTTCAATAGCCTGTAAATTAGATACTGATATTTCTTTCGGATCTTCTTTTTCTACTATAGCTTTCTCAACAGATGTAAGCGCGCTAACTACTGGCTTAATGTCTGTGTCCAACTTAATTTCCTTTACGGCTTTAGTCGTTTCGTCTTGAGCTTTCTTTATTATGGCTACGGAATCACCAGCTATTGCTCTAAGGTGATCCTTCGCTTTTGTAAATATTTCTGCTACTCTAGGCATTTATTTGTATGTTGGCTTTTCTTTTTGTGTAATCTTTACACCCGCCAACTTTATCTTATTTAAAAAACTCTTTAAGTGCGCTGAGGCAATTACCCTAGCCCTAACTTCTCTAGCGTATTCTGTGTCTCCAAGCTTAGGGTCAATGTCAGTTGGATTGAGTGATGCTTCTATTTCTTTATCAAACATTTCCTCAACCGCCTTCCACCCAGCTGTTCTTGTTAATGCTTTTATTGAATTGCTCATATATTTATACTGCCGATAAACCACTTAATGTATCTTGCGGTGCTTCTGGGATTGGCGTTGCCTTTCTACTTTCTTGCATTCCCTCTTTTTGTTCTGGTGTTAATCTAAATGGTGGTATGCCGTTTAGTGCCAACTTCTGTTTGAATGGTACTGTGTCAACTAGCCCAGGTGTTGCCGCCATTGTAGCTAACACATTGTCGAGGTTTGTGTTCATCACAACCTTGTCTATACTCTCTCCTGTCGGGTTCATCATTATCCCGTATTCAAAATCAAAGAATTTCTTGCCGTGCTTCTCTAGCCTCCTGTTGCGCTGTGCGTTCTCTAACATCTCTAACTTGATGGTGTTAATATCCTCTTCCCAGGCCACCATTCCAAGTTTAGCCCTAGTCTTTTTATACGCTTGTACGGCTTTGTTGACTTGTGCTTCATCAAACGCTGCGATGTCTAATTCATCTTCTGAAATCTCAACAGCGTCCTCCCTGTTAAATCCTTTAACAAGATCTGGCATAATCTGCTCTTGCAATATATATCCCATCTTCTCGCCAATGTGTGTTTTAATATAATCAAACGTTGATACTGCGCCACGTGATGCCATTGCCGAACTTCGGAATGGTACACCCGATGGGGGTGTCTCACCTGAGATGCTCTCCTGAATATAACAAATAGCATCAGCCTCATTGTTGATGCGTTTCACTTGATTCAAATATTCATTAATGAAGCGATTATCCAAAGATAACTGTTGCAAGTCCTCTGAATTAAGTATCTGGCCTGATCGCGCTTCCTGTAAAATGTTGCCTGCTATGTTTGGATCAGCCGTTTTAAAGAGTAGTAAAGAAGCGATGTTAGATGCCTCGGCATTTTGATTTACTATGGTGTTCATCTCCTCTTGGAGTTGGAATAAACGCTCCACTACTCCGAGCCCTAGCCATCGCCCCTTAACCCTTTCTCCATGAAAGTCAAAATATGGAAAATCTTTTGGGTAGTTGTTTTTATCTAGCTTCAGTTCCTGGTCGTGGATAATCGCTTCATTGTCTCCCTGTCCTGCCCCGATGTGCCACATATATCTAATCCTACCTTCTTGGTCCACAAATTGTCCGTGACGTTCCCAAATGATATACTTATCATCTTCTGTTTCTGCCTGATTACCTTCATCGTCTCTACCTTTCTTCGCTGCCTCAATAATCTCATCTGCTTTTGTGGACCACTTATTCCTAATCTGAACCTCTGTCATATAATGCAACTCCACTACTGGCGTATCTTTAATGTCTTTTACTGTAGGGTCAAAATATAAGTTCCTTAGGTCTGCCTCCTCTAATTTAGTTTGGCCGTCGTTATCCTTAAATTTCTTCCAGACACTAGATCCGAATGTTGCGATACCAGTTGATGCTTCATCTAGCGTAATCGAAAATCTATTCTCTCTCACCCACTTCTTAAAGCGTACGTTCAACACCCATGCCTGATACCAGTTAGTTTTACCAACGCCAAAAACATAGAAGTCTTTTGAGTCCATGTCTATTGATTTAGCATACAATGGTATGCGTTGGTTTGAAATGTTGCGGAATATTGCGTCTGCTCCGTTACCCTCTAAAAACTGTGATCGTGTGTACTTGATTATTCTGTCAATTGTGTTGCGCTGACTGTATGAGCCGCCCTCTGTCAATTGCACTATATTGTCTTTGTACGCTTGCACTTCCTTCATTGCAACTGTACCTGGCGATTTATATGACATATTTATACTATTTTAATAGTGTTGTTTTAGTTGGTTCTTCGTTGTTTGTAAATAAGCTCCTAAATGATGCTATGCGTTTCTTTGGTTTATTGTTGAACACTGACGTACCTTGACCGTGGCTTGATGGGTCGTGGGTACGTAGGGCGTAGCTTAGGGCATCTAAGCTGTGATCAAAGTCTGGTGTTGGTTTCTCATTATCATTTCTTCCCTCTTTGCTTGGCGGATATGAATACATCTCTAGCTCCTCAATTAGATGCGGGCAGTTGGTGGATATTTTAATCCTGTTAGTTTTAAAAAGCTCTTGCACGCGCTGTATACCGTTTTCGATACTTCCTTTTCCTTTGCTTACCTCTCTCATGTAATACCCTGCTTGGCTAAATTCCTTGATACGATCTGGCTCGGCTGGGTCTGCGTATACGTAGCGTGGCTGGTGGGTGAGATTTTTTGTTTTCTCTATAAGCTGCGTGTTGGTTAATTGACGTTCGTATATCATGTCTGTGATCCAGTAGTTTGCATCAGCGTCTTTTCTTATAACCAGTACTGCGCTTGGGTTGGTAAACCCGAAATCAATTCCGTAAAACGTTTCAATAAATCGTGGGGCTGTGATTGTTTTGGGGTTATATACGTGGTCTTGGCGTGAGAATGTTTTATATACCAAGCCTTCTTTCTTCCTGAACTCTGCTTCATACTCCTGCGCAAACTCGTCTTCTGTCATTTCATTTTTGGCTTTAGTGATTACTTCACCTTTTAGATATGGATTCTTCCTGGATGGGAAGTGGAAACTGGCATAGTCTGGATCCTTCATGTGCCTGTTGAACAGATCATAGAAATGATTGAACCCGTCTGGGGTTGATAGGAAAAGGGCTTTCCCTGTGTAGTCCGTTAATGCTGGTAGCAGCACCTTATTCCAGGTCGTTGTAAACTCCTTCATAAATGCCACCTCGTCCAGTACTAGAAAGTGAAACTTCTGTCCACGTAAATTGTTTACGCTCTCCCAACCACGCAATCTGATGGTGGATGTGGAGGGCTCTAGTATGTATTTGTTGTTCTTGGTTAGTATTAATGGTGGGGTGCGGTCAGGGTGTGCGGGGTCTATTGGCTCTCTCTTGGGTGTGGTGGACCGCACGATGATCATTAGGTCTGATTCATTTGTCTTAATTGTAATTGGCAGCGCGGCTTGTTTTAGTTCCTCCCATGATATGTCCTTGGCTTGCTGGTAGGTGTTTGCTACATACGCGATCTTGCCGTCTTTCGTTGATGCCGCTACTGCTAACATCTCATATACGCTTAGGAACGTCTTGCCGAACCTACGGCCACAATTGCCCACACGGAAACGATGGGTGTCGTTGGCGAGGGTTGCTTGCGCTGGGTGAAATGTTACCTGTTCTTGCACTATTTTTTCTTCGTTGTTTGGCATACCTCTACATTCTTTTCTATTTGTGTTGTTAATTCATCGTCGAGCTTGTTGGTTATATTTGCTGCTAACTCACCTGGAAGGATGAAGAAGTTGTTTTGCTGTGTTTCTTGGTTGCGGCCGTCCAATATGTGCATATGGCGCAGGGCAGTGTCTAAGGTCTTTATCTTCTCATTTGGTGTCATTGTGGGTAGGTCATTGTCTACCCCTGCTAAGGCTGCTTTGGCGGTGCGGTCTAAGCCGTTACGGTGCATCATGAGGGAAGCTTTTACAGGATCATCTCCTAGGGCTTCGAGTTCTTCTTTTTGGAAGTCGGTTAAGTTCATATAGTTAGTATAGCATATTCAGCTAGATGGGGCAAGTGCTAATGTTAGGGATTTTATTGACTTCTGGGTAGGTACGGGGTGGACTTAAGTCTATTAGTGTAGGTGGTATGGTGTGTAGGGTATTTTTTAGGGTGGGTTAGATGTTGGGTATAATATTTATTATCATGTACCCCCGCACTCGGGTTTTTCCTATACAAGACAAGCTCTAAGCAGGTGGCTCAAGCCTGTATAAGTTGACAGAACAGTCAAATATCAGCCCACTAGGGCATATTGTATAGATATAAGCATACTTGATAACGGTTTAGAGTACGAATGAGATTTGGCTAATGTTAGCACCCCATGCTATAGTACTTCGCTTAACCTATATTATGCGAAGTATATGCCACACTTGCATTGATGCATTAATATTGCTAAACACGCTTAGAATGGAGCGTGTGGCCTCATATAATGAATATATAGCCTATAATGGGGTAATTTAGCATGTTTGGTGTATCTTCGGCACAATACTTGGTCAACACGCCACCAACTGACACGCTAGTGGTGAAGTATATAAAGCACTAAAATAGTAACATCTGTCAAATCTACGTACGAACGTATAGAATTATGCCAATTACACCCACATAAATAACACCCCCTTTTTTAATATTATTTCTTGAATATCTATATATTAAATTTCATACGTAAAAACACGATTCTAGCGCTAGTATTAAACAAAATAACTTACGTATAACTTACGTATAGAATATTATTTCGCTAGTATTACACCTTATCTATACGTAATTCTATACGTTCGTACGTACATTAGGACATAATATGACCATTTGTCAAGTAAACTTACGTACGAACGTATAGAATTACTTCCCCTAATATTTCATACGTATTTCATACGTAACAAAAACCGAACATAAACCGAACAAAAAAAGTTATCCACACCAACACGCCATAAACAAAATAACTTACCCGCACTAACTAATCACCACCCTGTGCATAACCCCAAAACCCCAACAAAACACACCCCCTGTCCAACACACCACATACGTGCTATACTAATATCATAAACATAAGACCTCACACTCATGTCAAACTATAAAATGAAGCACTGCACGAACTGCGACCAACACAAGCACTTATCGTACTTTGACCGTCACCCCACCACCCCAGACAAGCGCTCAATCTTCTGTACCAAGTGCACCACCCACTTAGCAAAAGAAAAACAACAGAAACACTGTCATACCTGCCATGAACTAACCCACTTTAATCACTTCCCACCCAGAAAAGAGTCTAAGGATAAACTCTCCTCTCGCTGCACAGAGTGCACACGCATTATGTATCAAGTAGAGTTTGCACTCAGGAAAGAAACAAAAGCACGTAAAGGCTCATTCCTTTCATACGTAGCCAAGCACCACCCCTCTCTGTACCCATCCTTAATCAATAACTTTAACAAACACTCATGCCAAAACAATGCCCAATAGATTTAGCCGATGACATTCTCACTGGCAAAACTCCACCAATTATAAAGCACAGAAGAAGCGCGGAGCTGTATATGTATAATCAAGCACAGGGGCATTATAATATTATTGAAAAGGATGATCTTAAGCAGTATATACATAATCACTTCCTAGCCACTGGACTAGCTAAAGACTGGACACCATCTATACAGAATAATGCATTAGAGGCTATTCGTTTATCTCCTAAGGTAACGTCTATTGACCGTCTCGATGACTATCCGTCCCTCATTAATCTCCGTAACGGCATAATAGACTTAGATGAGCCATTACCTACGCCAACATCACCATATACGCTCCTCCCTCACTCCCCAGACTACTACTTTACGGCTACAGTGGATATACCTTATGACCCAAGGGCAACAGAGGCCACACACTTCATCTCAACTCTCCAGAGTATCTTTAAGAATCGTAACCGAGAAGGCTATGACAAGGACTCACTAGCCAGCATTATCCGACTAGGTGGTTACATATTATATCCACAGAACAAGGTGGAGAAGATGTTTATATTCTATGGCCAAGGGAGCAATGGTAAATCAATCATTATGGAGCATGTGTATAAGCTGTTCTTCACAAAAGAGCACATGTCCTCCCTGTCCCTTAACCAGTTAAGCAACGAAGGGGACTTCTCACGGTACAAGTTAATAAAATCCAGAATAAACTTCGCAACAGAGCAGAAGGCAGGTAACATTGAGAGCGAGGAGCTAAAGAAGATTATCTCAGGTGAAACAATAACAATCGACAAGAAGAATCAGGACCATATATCATTTGAGCCTAACTGTAAGATACTTATTGCAGCTAATCGTCTACCCTACTTTAAGGATACTACCTACGGGACAGACAGAAGGTTGCACATTATAATGTTTCCTAATAAATTCATGCCGAAAGAAGAGTATAAAAAGGAAATTAACCCAGAGAAACGTGGGATATACCAACAAGCTAACTCAGATGAGATGAAAGCATCTCTCAAAAAAGAGGCACCAGCCATACTAAACATATTCCTAATGGCATTACAGGACTTACGTCGCAACAACTGGTATTTCCCAGTTAGCGAGTCCTCCCAGGAGATTAAGAAAGAGTACAAACAGGAGTCTGACCCAGTAGGTTCATGGATAAGGGAGCGTTACACCATCTCAAAGAAAGAAACAGCAGAAGACATTGTAACAGCGAGGGAGCTACTACTGCTATACTCTAAGTATCATGAAGACAACTCATTATCTAGCAAGAGCTTAAAGATTACTACACGCTTTATTACAAAAAAAGTAAAAGAGTTATTCAATATACACTCATTTAAGCATGATGGCCCTGACCCAATAACAAGTAAAAGAACATCAGGCTCAGCATTCTACTTAAAAACTAAAGTAAATAAAGAAGATGAATACCTACAAGCGACCAACGCCGACCCAACTACTAACGATATTCAACATCTCCCCATCTGAAGCTAATAATGCACGCATACGTTATATAAAATCTAAAATAAAAGAACATGAAAAAGAATACAACAGACTACTCGCGCTTAAAGTTACTACTCCACAATCTCAAGCTTGGCTTCCAAATATGTTTTTCCAGCAAGAAAGCGAAGAGCTACGAAGACTTAGTAGAAGCTATAATTTCCTACAAAAAAGAAAAAGATATCTTAATGACCTTACAGATCAACACCGAAGACACAAGGCAGATACTACTGGACAGGTTAGAAGACCAAGACGGAATATACGGCTGGAACCGCTCGATATCCAAGGAGCCAAAGAATACCCTATCAGGGAAGTCCTTGCCGCCCACGGTGTCACAGTCACATCCAATAAGTTCAAGCTCAGAGACGAAAAAACCCCAAGCTGTTCCGTCTACCCAAACAACAGATGGCATGACTTTGGTTCAGGACAGGGCGGTGACGTAATCGACCTCTACCAAAAGCTAAATAACAACTGCTCTTTCGCAGAAGCCGTCCACAGTTTAAACTAACGCTTAAAGCTACTTGTGCATAACTCATCTAAAACCCCCAACATTACACCACTTGCACAATCCACTGGTCTATGATACTATATAGATAGGTAATAACTAAATTAAAGAAAAACACATGTCAATGAAAGTAAGTAAAGAGTTCCATGCTCACCTTAAAAACATCAGTTCATCAGGAGGATCAGCTAGTTGGAAAGGTAAAACAAGCCAAGATAAGAGCGCTGAAATGTCCAGACGAAGAAAGCTGGGCATCGAGAATAAACGTAACCGCATTTTACAAGAGCGTGGTGGAGAAGACAAGTAGAACATTAGATTCTACCACCATGCTTGAATAAGATATATCTGCCCTAGCTTGCTAAGGCACCCATCTACCGTGTTCCAGTCCAAAACATAACTTATGTGTTACCTCACTAGGCGTAAAGGACTGGGCATGGCGGATATCAATAATTAATTAATAAATAAAACTATGTTTAACAAAGGATTAGAAAAAAGCGTCTATAATCTTGGTGAAAATATTGCCAATAATAAAAGTTTGATAGAAGACAAACTTAAATACCTAGAAGACAAAATATTTAAGGCAGAAGCACCAAAAGATTATTTAGGCATGATTTATCTTACTGATTTTAGTGGGCCACCAGTGCTAACAATAGAAGAAAGAATTAACAAGCTAGAGAAGTTAGAAAAAAAAGTAGACCTATTATTCAAACACCTAAAATTAAAAACAGTTGATATGGACAAAAAGACTGTTATCAAAAAAGTTACAAAAAAGAAAAAATAATAAAAATAAAAAACGTATGAAACAAAAACTAAAAAGACTACTATTCAGTAGCATTATCAAACAATCACAAGACGATCTACCTTTTACAATTAGAGAAAAAGTTATGATTAAATGGTTCTTCAAGTTCCAATTATCAATCATCTTAATAATCCTGTCGTGGGTCACACCACTTCACGCTACACTAACACATATCTATGACTATCAAGAACTTACTAAACAAGTGGCAAGCATCCAGAGCAGAGAAGCACATGCGCAAGAAAGAACTGAAGATAAAGCAGATGCAGTGGGAGATAGAGCAGGAGATGTGGGAGCAGAACAAGAATATTATAAACTAATCGAAACAAATGAGGCATTTAGAAATTATATTGATGGTATTAATGTTTATCGTAATAATCCTGGGAATCTTAGATTCGCAAACCAACCTGGAGCTAGATATGTTCATGGTTTCGCTAGTTGGAGTGATGTACGGACTGGTTTTCGGGCACTTATTAAACAAATTGAGCTAGATCAGTCAAGGAACCTATCATTAGAAGCCTTCTATAACAAGTTCGCACCACCAGAAGACAGCAATGACACAGAGAGTTTAATATATGAAGCTGAAAAGCTATTCAATGTAACAAGAAAGATTAACATAAATGAACTAGACACCATACGCTTCGCACAATACATCACATTCCGTGAACATAGCGTGGCTATAGTTAATTATTAAATACATGAAATCAAACTGCTGCCAAGAGACAATTATATTAATTGATAATATGGCTGAACATTATATCTGCGCTAAGTGTAAAGAACCATGCGGCATACATGCTGAAGGACAATCAGTTACAGACCCAATAGTAGAAGCAGTTCGCCAGAAACTCTTAGAAAGAAGTCAATTAGGCATTAAGAAGTATGGGCGCACACAGGAGGACAATAATGATCAAGACATGTTAGTCCACCTGCAAGAAGAGCTTATGGACGCATGTAACTATATTGAAAAACTAATACAACAAAGAAACTAACTTATCAACACACCTAGGGTGGGGAAATAATCGGCGATAGATTCGAGAGTTTCATACAACACCACTCTAGGTGTGTTGATAAGGGCTTTACCCCCCCCAAGACAACAGTTAATTAAATAAGATAATAAGATTTATGATTGGAGAAGAAAAAATAAATTATGATGAGTGCGCTAAAACTCCTAGAGTTGAAAGCCAATCATTAGAAATCATAAGAGGTTGTAATTCTTTGATAAATGAGATTGGTG